ATGATTTGAGGCCTGCATATGATTTTCGGAGGTGCCTACCCCCCCGTTGATTGGATGCGTTACCGTGCTCATGTGATGCTTCAGCTCTGCCTCCGTGACTTCAATACCGTCCATCCAAATGCGCCCGTCGTACGGCGTTTCATTCTCAAACTGGATGAGCCACAGGCCCGCGTACGTCCAGCCAGGATAGATGCGCAAGCCCATGGTTAGCATATTACTGATGCGTTGCAGCAAGTTGCGCTGGCTGTCGGGCATGTTGGCGCGCCTGCATTTGTATTCAATCAACGCGAAACGTTTCTCACGCCAGTTCATAATAACAAAGTCAATGTCGCTGACGCTGTACTGCCGCTGTGGGCACTCACGACGTATCCATTGGCTAAAGCGCACGTCGCGGATGTAGTGTTGTTCTTCTCTCATTCGTAGGTGATATAAGCTATTTCTTCGTAGTAGTCGCCCCAGGTCCATGAAGCCCAGTCGTGCCAACCTTCTCCTTGGCGCTCTTTCGGTTGTGGCATGAGGTGCATAATGATTGGAGGTTATTGATGTCGTAAAACTGCCCGCCTTGCGTTACTGGGTGTATATGGTCCACCACGTTGGCCGCCCACTCGCACTTGACACATAGCGGGTTCTCTCGTAGCCACACACGGCGCAGCTTACGCCAGTCAGGACTCCAGTATCTTTCATCTTGCTTGCGGTTAGCAAAAGGTTGTGCCAAGGACTTTGTATGTAAAGCCGTCCGTGGTTTCTTCGTTATGTGTGCCATGTCGTAGTAGGTCTTTTTGCATTAAGTAAAGCCGCTCTCTGCAAGTACCCGTCAGTGAGCCGTACGCCACACGTGGCTGGTTGTGCTCGTCAGTGTATGTGTATTCTCTCAATGATTCGCGCAGGTATTGTTGAATGTTCTCTGCGATTTCTCTCAACTCTGCGGGCGAGTATGGCTGCAACGTGGCTTTCGTAGTAGTCAATCCACTTTTCGTATTCTTCATGTGTTGGTTGGTATTTCTGCCTAGAAAGGCGGTAAATTTTGTCTGTGTGTCCTTGTCCGTATTCTTGGTCTAAACGCTTGCCAAACAACCACTGTTCGCCGCTTCTCGTGATGTTGCACCCATAGCATTGCGGGCGGCAGTTATCACTGCGCCACCTCGTTTTGTAGTGCTTTCTGCTAATGAAGTGTCCATTTTGAAGTCGTGTCCAGTGGTCTTTTTTGCCGCAGGTGTAACATTCGCATGTGCCGTCTTCGTCGCTAAATCGCAGGCGCATGTACCAAGAGAACGCCATGTCAAGGCGTTTTAGTAGGCCTCGCTTCGTCACTTTGCGTCCCCGTTTCTTCGGTCTTTTTACTGGTTTGCTTCGCGCCTTCGTAGTAGTCGATTTTGGCATTTGGATATGGTATAAACGTGCGGTCCAGCTTCGTGCGTGGGTCTTTCAATTTACCGTCTTTTTCCAAATCTCGAATCAAACGCCGCACGTCCAGTTGAGTTGTCATGATCTCTTGTTTGACCTGCTGGTGTTTCTGCTCGCGCATTGTGGTAGTGTTTTCGTCCTCGTACTTGCGCAGACAATCCAGCATTACGTTGGTGGTAAAATTGCCGTACAGCTCAAAACGTCCTTGGCGGATGTATTTAAACGCCGTCAATATTTCTTCCAACTTCATTGTTGGGAACACCTCGCAGATGTCGTCCACGGCGTCTTGCAAGTCCGTTTGCGTCTGAAAGGTGCGCGTGGCGTTTACGTGGCGTACCAGGCGCTCCAGCTCGCCCAAAAGCAAAACCTTTGTTTCCTGGCGTTTTAATCGCAGCGCGGTGTGTAGTGTTAGGCCGTCTTCAAACGCCTTTGCGGGCGTCATGCCTTCCATAATCTTGCGCGTGTTACTGATTAGCCCACTTAAGCGCTGCGCTTGCGTCAAGAGCTGGCCTGTTTTTGCCTCGCTCTTCTCTAATTGGGAAAAATCCTTTCCAGCCATATTCAATGCTTTGGTTAATGATGTCAATGGCGCGTTGCATGTCTCCGCGTGAAAGCGTTGCGAGCTTGTTTGCGCCAAGTTGTTGTGCTCGCTCGGTGTATTGTCCTTTTACGATGTTGCGGCGTTCTTTTTTCCATGTCTCCCATGCTTCCAAAAACTCCTTTTCTTCAAATGGCAAGACAACAGCCTCTTTGTTATTAGATGTATTATAAGTGTTCTTTTCTTTTTTCTTTATATGGCCTCGCCACTGTGGCGACCCAGCCTCGCCATCATGTCTACCCGCGCCCCCACATTTGTCTACCCCGTCTCGCCATGGTGTCGACCTGGCGACCCGACGTCGTGGCGTTTGTTCAATCGTGATGGCGCCGAGGTTTTCGAGCTTCGCGAAGGCGCGGGAAATGGTGCGTTCACTCACTCCCAGCTCCTCCGCTGCTTGCTCGTTTGTTTTGTAGTAGGCGCTGTCGCCTCGCGTAAAGCTGTCAATTTCTGCCCATAGGCAGCGCTCCGCGCATGTCAGCGACAACTCCTCCCAAATGTGAGCTGGTATCCATATGCCTTTAAATTGGCGTTGCGTCATGCAAACGGGTCTTCGCCTTCAAACAACGCTTCGAGGTTTACGCCTGGGTTGGCCAACAACGGTTCGAGGTTGGGATCTAACGGCGTGCTAATTGGAATGACACCGTACTGCGTCTCCAAGCCTTCGCCCGTGCGTGTAATCTTCAAGTCGAAGTTGTTTGGGTGTCCAAAATCGGAATCGTTTGTGATTGCTGCCAGCGCATCCATAATGCTTTTTTGCGTGATTTCCCATACCTGGACATTTTCCGCCTCGTAATTCCACACCGCGCACGCCATGAATTTGCGTGGCTTGCTTTCGGCTTGGTAATTTGCTTGCGGTTTAGAGCCATTATAAGGCCATCTAACGGGCTTTCCGTCCTCCGTCCATTGTTGGTATCCAAGCGTGGGCCGTTCGCTCAAAATACGCACCTTATTTGGCTTGTTTTTGACGGGACGGAAGTAACGGCTTTCGGTGGTTCCTGATTCCAAGAACGCTTCATTGATAAAACTCATGTGTTTGGGTTTAAGGTTTCACTTATAATCATTCGAATGTAGGCGCTCGTGCTAATGCCGAGCTTTAGGACTTTCTCCTGTAGTTTGTCGCGCATCTCGTTGTCCAATCGGACTTCCATGCGCACGGGGTATTTCTCCATGTAAATCATACGGGTTTTAATGGTGCGATTGCTTCGTATTTCAAGCCTTCCAACCTGTCTTGGTTGTCGTGCCATGCTTTCAAGTTTCTAAACCACCAACGGCACACGCCTTCTTTGCCTTCTTGTTTGTGGTCTTGGTACAATGTGTAACCTGTTTCTCGCATGCGCTCCACCTCGTACTGGCATCCCCAGTCAGGTGTCAATGGTCGAAACGTCTCAAACTGCGCGCCTGAAATCCAACCAGGTTGTGGTGTCAAGTGATCGTCATACATGGTAGGCAGGTGTTGGGCGTTGAATCGTGGAATTCAATTCCGCAATTTGACACTTTGGGCAGATTCCATTTGACAGTTTGGGGTCACTGTTGCGCTGGATGTCGCGTTTGTAGGCTAACCACAAAGCGTCAAAACGTTCTTTGTAGTCATCCACCACGGCGGCAATGGTCGTCTTGGCGTTGTGTGCCATGAACTCGTTAAAGTCCTTGGCGGGCTTGTCGGGGTAAACCGTCCGAGCAATTTTGTTTGGTTGTAACATGGTGTTTGGTTTGATAACACCACAATTGTACGGCGCGATTCCGTACGGACGCCGTAACGACGCCGTAAAGTTTTTAACATGGCGACGTGAAAAAGGCCCGGCACGTTTGCCAGGCCTTGAACCAAACATGAAATAATATCACCTGAACCTTGCTCTAAGGTTGCTCTTTAAAGGATGCGAGCAGCGGCAAGATACTAATAAAGCACAACACTACCGCTTGCCAGCTCATGCCATTTTGTACAATGTCGTAGCACGCGGTAGATGCAATCAAACCACCAACGGTGCGCTTGGCTGACCACCTGCGCAGGTCGCCTTTGGTTTTGAAGGCCTCGGTGACGTCGAAGCGTTCGAGAAATTTGAAGAACTCAACTATACTGCCAAATGACGGCGGTTGGCTTTTCCCAGTCATTGTCTACGTGTATAAATCCTTCACCAATTCCGATGCGGTCAAAGCCCGCTTCAAGTAATGCCGTCACAATAATAAAGCGGTCGCGCGATCCGCGGCATGCGATGTCTGCGGCACAACCTTTCATGTGGCTGCTGTTTTGCGTTCCGCCAACCTCAAAGTTATGCGCCTCGGTGCGGTATCCACTCGTCACCACAAACGGAATAGCAGCTCGTGACCGCGCGTCGTCCAACATCTCCAAAAACTCCTCGTCCATATAGTTGCCACTGCCTGGCTCGTCGGGCGAATCAAATTCAGAGTAGTTAAACCACTTCATTCTTTGCGCTTGCTTCGCGCCGTCAAAGCGCGTTCAATGTTAAACCACACCAGCGTTACACCTGCGACCACGGCGAGGCCGTCGCTTACCAGGTTTACGGCTACGCTGCCAACATACGTCACGTTTAAGGCATTAAGGATATGGCATTTAATGTCAGACATCTTCTAAATCGTTAGGAAACCAACCGTTGGCGTTCATGTATTCTTCATCGCGCACGGTTGAGGTGGAAGGAATAATGGCGCCAAATGGGAAGGCGCTGGCGTGCAGCACGTAGCTGTGCAACTGCATGCGTTCCGTTTCAGGAACTTCGGGAAACAATGTCACCAGCTTTTCCAACGTCGCTTGTGGGTGTACTGGAATGACGTGTTCGGTGTCGATTTGTAGCGCCACCTGCACGCCGTCGGGATGTTCGACAACGCCAAACACGTTGCATTGCGCGTAGTCAGGCGATTGCAAACGTTCGGGCAAAGTGACGTTGAACAGCTCACGGCTGATGCGCTGGGCGCGCTCTTTGGCGCTAATCCATGGCAAGGCTTGTATGAGAATCCAGCCGTTCATTAGTAGATGGTGTAATAGTCGTTAATGTTGCCTTCAATGCCCGTGCGGTTGCTGCTTTGGTCGCTCTTGTAGGTAATAAGCTCCTGTATTTTGCCCGTAAAAAACGTGCCTGCACCAGTCGTCGCATTTCTGCCGATGTAGCTATAGAGGCTTGTTTCCGTGTTTACGGTCACAACTTTAGAAACACCGCTTTGGCTTCCATCTATAAATGCGGTCGCGTTTGTTTCGTCCCAGTCAAACCCAATGAGGACTTGGCCCGCTTGCATTGTTCCCAACGTAGTACCATTCACCCATAAAATCTCACTGGAAGTAGCAGAGCCTAAAATGAAGTTGCTGCTATACGGGCTTATAGAATCACCTTCAGCTAAAATGTATTGACCAACAGTTAATGTGTTTTGTTGCGACACACAAAACACTGAAGCGGCATTTTGCGACAATTCTACAATGTAGTCGCTCGTTCTAATGTAATCGTTGCTGCCATCAAACAACAGTGCAGGCAATCCATTTTCAGTAATGACAAAACCACTTGACACTATCTGCGGTTGGTTTGCGTTTGTGCCTTGCGTCGCGTTGTTGCCATTGCCTGACTGGTCGTACCAAGTATGAACGTAACCGCTGGCCACGCCCGTGTGATTCAATAGCGCCGTGGTGTCAAGGTCGCCATTAGAGTCAAAGCCGATGTCGGCAAGCGTGTTGCCTGCGCTCTCGCGAACACGGATTGCATAACCCGTGTAATCCTTGTCAAGCTTGCGCAGAGAATACGCCGCGGCTGCGCCCGTGTAGATGTCCAGCAACAGGTTTTGCGTTTCCTTGTATGTAATCAAAAACGTGTAGCTGCTGTCTGTCCCAACGCGGTTCATGTATTCTTGAATGAGCGCCAACGTGGTGTTTAGCGAATCGCCAACGATGGGTTGCACCGCTGCAGGCTGCGTGTAGGTATCCAATGCGCTGCCTTGGCCTTTGCTTAAAACATACACGGCGCGTTGCAAAACATAGCCCGCCGTTGGTATCTCGCCTTGGTGGTCAAGGTATTTGCCCACGCCGTCATTGGTAATTGTCCAATAACCTTCAAGCGTTTCCGTGCCAATTACTGACGTCCACGTGGTGGCAAAGCGCGACCGTGCCAGCGGGTTATAACTAACGTAAGACGTGTTCACAATGTTGTTTGCGCTTGCGCCCAACAATGCAGGTTGCGGCACGTTGCCCGCGTCGGGTGGTGTTACGTCCTTGCTGGGGCGCGCGTTGTCCTGCACGGCGGTAATGCCTGTGGTGTCGCGTCCGGCGTTTATCAACGTCACGTCGTATTCGTCGTCGCTGGCGATGTAGCGCAGCATTGTGATGTAATATTCGCGCGAATCCTCGGTGTTGGTCAGTATGGTGTAAGGCGCCAGGTAACCGTTGCCCGTGCCCAACAGTTGCCCGCGTTCCATGCGCTTGCCCGTGCGGTGAAACGCCATTCGCTCACGTGTGGCCAACTTGTTAATGCTCAAACTGGCGGTCGTGCTGTTAAGGCTGCGCCAGTCGGTTGCGTCCACGTATGTGCTGCCGTCAAATACTTTAATAACGCCGTGATCCATAGAAGTAATGCGGTCGCCCACCAGCGTTTCGCCCAAATCTTGTTCAAAGCGTCCTTGGTCGCCCGTACTGGTAATGTCTACGGTTCCAAATTCCTGCGCTTGGTCGTCGTCAAATACTGCGCACTTCAAATTGCGCACGCTGTATGTGGCATAAGTCGTGTTTGTGAAATCGGTTGTCACCGTTCCGTCCGATTCAATGCCAAAGACATTCAAAAACATTTGCAGACCTTCGCGCGCAGCGGGCAACGGCGACGTGACAATATCAAACCGATAATTGACAAACTCGGCGTCAATCAATGTGGCCTGCGTGCCTTCGATGCGGTCAATAATAAACGGACAAACGATGTAACAATGGTCGGTGTCAGTCGTTGACCACGAAACCGCGTCGTAAGCATCCGCGCCCAATTCCAAATTGTCGGGAAAGTCGTTGAGATAACCCGACGTTGAGCCATAAATGAACGTTGTTGTGCCAATGCTATAATTTCGTTTGAGGTAATAATCCGTGCTTCCGTCACCGTCACCCAAACGCAGGTTGATTTTTAAAACAATGCGTCCGTAATGATTGGCGGGCGTTGTGCCCGTAGGTATTCCAGTGTGGCGGTACAACACGTTCCCGCTAATCTTAAACCGCGTGTCTTGCGCGTACGTGGCGTCCTCGTCGTCCAACACCAAACTGGCGGCAATGTTTGCCGAAGTGTAGTTGCTGCGCAGAACAACGGGTTTGTCGCCTTGGTAGTTGCGCGTCAACTTTACCTCTTTGTATGGTGGCGCTGCCGTGCGCAGCCATCCGCGGCGCTTGTAAAAATTGCCCGTATTGCCGCCAAAGGTTTTGCCAAACGTGGTGCTAACGTATCCCAAGAATGCGCCTGAATATCGCATAGCATACACGTTGACGCTTGATGCAGCTTGCTTGATGCCCAAAGGAAAAAACCAGTATTTGCCTTCATGCATGAACACCGAGCTGTTAAACGTCTTGCACAGGCTTTCAATCACCTCTTTGGCGCTGAAGTATTGCAGCTCCCCGTCGTTGTCTACGTTGTGCCACGTTTGGTGCGAGATGCGCGCCAGCGTCAATTGCAAGTGCGGCGAGGTAACAGGCGGAGAATAGCCCGCGTAATTGCTTGCGATGAAATCATCGACGACATACAAGAAAGCGTCAGTGCCTGACCAATAATCAGTGTGCGGCACCTTCTTAAGCGCCGTGTGCAAAATATCCGTGATTACCGCTTCGCCTTCGTATGGCGTGCCGTTGTTGTTAAAGTCAATGCCGTCCAGTTGCGCGAGGCCGTCCACGGCGGTAATGCTCACCTGCTCGTGTGGCGACATATCTTCAACGGCGATGCCTTCGGGCAAGATTGTGCCAACCCAAAACAAAGTGTTGGCGCCGTCGGGGTCTTTGTAGATGGCCACGCCCCATTCGCCTTCGGGGTCGGCGTTGAAGTCGTCAAACAACGCAGTAAAGTGTGCGCGGTCGTCGGGGTCGTACATCATAGTGAACGACACGCTGCTGCCCATGATTGTGGGGCATTCGTCAAACTCGCTGGCGTTGTCGTAGTTCAGCACAAAGCCGTCACCACCCACAAAAAATTCCACGGGGTTGTCGGTTGGCCCCGCCATGTGGATAATGTCAATGCGCCAGTCCTCGCCATTTAGGCCTGTGAATTCTGCGCGTCCTTGTACGTGTACAGCCATTAGATCACTCGGTTTCGGTTACGTGTGCCACGGTCGTTGGCCAATACAATGTCGCTGCCGCTGATGCGGCCAAACACCTCAACGCGGCTGGCGCCCATGATGTCTTGCAACTTGGACAACGGTGCGATTACTTCGGGGTCCACGCGGGCGTTGGGGTTGTCACCCACAATGGCGGTGGTGGCGCCATATGCCAAGCCGCCTTCGGCAAGTGCGGGAATTTGTACGCTGTTGATGAGCGCCATACCCGCAGTAAGCAAACCAGCCATAACAAACGGATATGCTGGCCCCGTACCCGCCGAGCCTTCAGCAGCTCGTGCGATAACCTGCGCCTTGGCTTGGGCTAATGCCGCAACAATTACAGCCCGGGCTGCTTCAACTAATGCCTGGCGCATGTTTTCTGCATGGCCAACTGCATTACCAATTGAAGTGGCCAATGCCTCGCCCATGCCTTCAAATACATTGCTAACCTTTTTGGCTTCTGAACTCATGCGTTCCAAGCCAAGCAACAACTTGCTCGTAAAAGACGTTGACGTTACCTCGACAGCCTCAAGTGCTGACAGCAAACCAAACACTTCCGTTTTGGTATTCTCCAAGCGAAGCAACAACCAGCTTACTTCGCTCTTAAAAATCTTAAACTGTTCACCGCTTTTCTCGGCGGCATTGCCCAGCGCTGCAACCTGTGGTTCCGCTGCATCACTTTCGGTTGACAGGTTGCGCACCGTTGCGGCAAGGTCTGCAATACGTTCGTCCAAAAACTCAATTTGGCCAGCATACTTCTGCGCGCTACCGCGTGCCACCTGCTTGTCCAACCTGTCACCCAAAGCGCCAGCCGCTTGTGCCTGCATCTCGGCGCGTTGCGCTGCGGCAAGTGCGTCCTTCTCGCGTTGCAGCTCGCGCATTTGGTCTTTAATGTGGTTAATCTGCGCCTGCTTGTCAAGGCCGACAAGCGTTTGGATAAATTCTTCGTTGGCCTTACTGGCGTCTTGCGTGCGCTGACGGAACAAAACAACAGCCGTTGTGAGCGCGGCGATGGCAGCAACAACAGCAAGCGCGGGGTTGGCAAGCATTGTGGTATTTAACAACGTGAATGCTGCACGTAGTCCCGTGATTCCCGCAATAATCTTGGGCACAATGACGATCATTGGACCAATGGCGCCAACCAACAAACCAACTTCAAGCATAAGCGCCTTGGTGCTTTGACTTGTGGCAGCAAACTTTTGTGCCATTTCCACAATTAGGTCGAGCAGCTTGGTAACAGCAGGCAACACAAGGTTACCAATTTCTGCGCCTGCAATCTTAAGGTTGTCTAACGCGGTGCTAAACTTACCCGCTGCCGTTTGGCTCAAACGCTCCATAGCGCCAGCGGCAAAGCCGCCTTCCGTGGCAAATGATTTTAGAACCTCGTTGAATTGGTCAACGCTTACCGCACCCGCGCCCAGCGCATCGGCAGGCAAACCCGTTGCCTCGGCAAGCGCCTTGAAAATTGGAATGCCGCGTTCGGCAAGTTGGTTGAGGTTCTCAAGTTCAACCTTTCCTTTGGCATTGACCTTGGCAAAGATGGCGGCTATTTCTTCAATGGTTACACCGCTTGTTGCGGCGATGTCTCCAAGGAATTGCAGTTGTTCGTTAACCTGTGAAATTTCCGTACCTGATGCAATCAATTGCCGCGCGGCGTTGGCCACGTTCTCAATTTGAAACGGCGTCTTGGCGGTGAACTCGTTTAGCTGCTCCATCATTGCAGCTGCTTCTTCAACGCCTCCCGTCAAACTGACAAACGACGTTTCAAGCTGCTCCAAGTCCGCGGCGCTTTTGACAGCCATTGCGCCCAAGCCAGCAAGCGGCAAGGTAATTGCTTTGGTCATGCTCTGACCCAAGCTGGTAAGATTGCTGGTCATGCTACGCATGTTGCGCTGCACGCGCCCCAACTGCTTGTTGAGGTCGCGCGTATCCGCGCCTATGCGTACTACGAGGTCACCGAGTTTTGCCATTTGCCAATGCTCTTAAGATAGCCAATCCGTTGCCTTTCGGCTTTTTTGTTTGTGTGTTTTCTTCCCAAGGAAAAACGGCGAGATCGTGGGTTGTTAGCTTGCTGCCTTTCTTGGTATGTACATTCAACAACAACGCCGTTTGCCATCGTACTCGCTCCCAGGCACCGCGTTCGCAGTGTTCTTGAAACTCGTAACGACCGCGTACGGCGTTGCCAAATTCTCGGAATGTGAGGTCGTAGAGTCGCTCGGGGTCAAGGCCCAATAAGCCCAGCCCCAAGCGCTCTATTTCGTCCCATTCAAGTGCGCGTTGCTGTCCTCCGTCGCTTCCGTTTTTTTTTGCTCACTGCCGCCCATAGCCTCTTGGACTACAAGCATAAGTGACGGAAGGTCCTGAACATCAATCATGCCCAAGAAGTCGTCAACGTCCATTTTAAACTGCATGCCTTGCTTTAGGCAACCTTCCTGCACAAAGTAGTACAGTAGTTCGGGCATCTTGGTAACGTCCTCGGCATCAATGCCAGTCACCTTGCACCCCGTTGCCTTTTCAAAGTTTTTCCAGGCGCGCATGCTTGCACGCACGGGAAACGTTTTGCCTTCAAGCGTAATGTTCATGCAGTAAAATTAGATTATACTGGGATAACCTCGCGAACGATCGTGTCGTGAACTTCGATTGTGCAGGTGTAGGTACCGTTGTCTTCCGTACCGCCTGACAGCTCCAAGCTCGTGATGTAGCCAGCCACGTCAAAGCGCTCGTCGCCTGGATTCTCCGTGCCGCTGGGTGCGTGCGTGAAAAGCAGGTAAACTTTGCTGTCGGCAAGTTGGTGGCCAATCAGTTCGTTGTAGCCGTTGGTAGCATCAGAAGCGTACAACGCCGTGAAGTTCACCGTGGCGCTCTTAAGGCCAGGCAACATTGCACGGTAACCGTTGTTGCTTTTTGTCGTCGTGTCGCGCAGGTCGGACGTGACGCTAATGCTACAGTCGGTAAGGTTGTCAATCAATACTTCGCTGTCGTCAGTGGTTGACAGGAAAATGCGGAGGTCGGAACCATTGATAATTCCTGTTGTCTCTGCCATGGTTAATCTTTTTTAGTTGGTTTGATGCGGTCTGCAATGATGAGGTTAATTAAGGTGTCGATGTATCCAAACACCTTGTTGTCGTTAGTCGTCGGCGTCAAGTTGACAATGACTTTCACGAAGCCGAGAATGGCCAACGTAAGTTCAGCCCAGTTCTCAAGAATAAAATTTGACATGCTCATGAACGTTTAATTCGTATGGTGTAGTCCTGGACTGCCGCGTAGTATTGGCGGTCTTCGCTGACCTGTGTAATCTCGTTGGTGTATTGGATGCTTTGCACCGTTACCGTGCCTTCGCCAACTGCGACGCTAACGTTAGCACGGTCCAGTGCTGCGCGCACCTTGTCGGCAAGGTCGTTGGCATCGCCGTATGATCGTGCCACGCTAATAATTTCCACGTTGGCTTCGTCAATGGGCGTGCCATTTTTGGTGTCTTGCGGCGCGTTGCTCATGACGGAATATACAACGTAAGGCGCTTGCGCACCTTCTGCTGCCAGTTCGGGATAGATGCGACTTGACACCAGCGCCTGCACGGGCGTGTCATCGACCAACAGTTGGCGTATAGCAAGACCTACCTTCATGACATGTAACGTTCAAAGCGGTTGCGCAAAAGGCGAACGTGCAGCTTTTCCATTCGGCCTTGCGTGGCCATCTTGCTGCGGTTGTGAACGCCTGTATTCTTGGTGTTGCTCTTGCGGCCAAAAAACATGCCGTCCTCAACAATGTTGGCAAACCACCCGTCCGCGTTCTTGCGCGTCTTGCGCCGTCCCATCGTGTTAGTTTTCGGACCTGCCAACACGCGCGTTTCATCGCGGTTGGGCAACCACGTGTCGACGCTGCGGCGCAGTTGTCCGCTCTTAACAGTCATGCGCACCTTGCCTGGTGCGTTGCCTGGGTTGCGGCCTGGGCCTTGGTTCTTTTCGTACACCTTGATGTCCTTACCAAAGTCCTTGATGTTGGCGCGCAACGAACCTGCGTAGACGTCACCCACGCGCGTGTTAATGTCCACCAGCGCGTTGTGGTCTTTCTCGCTCCACTTGGCGAGCTTCTCCAGCTTGGCCATGACTTTTGACAGGCCTTGTACCTCAACGCGCGTCATTCGCTTACAACCTTTTGCGTGTGGAAATGAAGCTCTGCGTTGCGGCCTACTTCTTCAATTGCAAGAATTTCGTAGGTGTCGCCGCTGTATCGAATGGTGTACTTGGGCGTAATGGCGCGCGTAGTAGATGAGCTGCGCACCCGCCATACCACGCGGTTAATGCTGGTTTCTTGTTCCATCATAACGGAACCTGACGCGCTCTTGTTGTCAAGCGCTGCCCACACAGTAGTGTACAGCGTTGCGCTCCCGCTCTCGGCGCCGTAATTGTCGCGCGTCGTGCTGGGTGCATAGAAGCTAATTCGCCTGTCAAGAAACCCGATGTTCATTGCCGCTGGTCAATAATGCGTTCAGTGTTTAGCAATGACTCCACCGCCATTGGAATGGTGGCGGTAATGGTGCCCGTCACGACGGCGCGGCGGTTTTCGTACCAGTGCGCCACCAGCATGCGAATGGCGTGCTTTACATTGGCGCTGGCAGCCTGTCCCACGGTGGCGCTGATGCGAA